GTCCTGTTCGGTCAGTTCGCCCTTGGTCTCTAGATAGACACCATTCGGTAAAAGAAAGTCGGGTGTGTAGTTGCATTGAAGAACGTAAGGAACTTTAGTTGATTCGTATTCAAAGGTAACTCCCAAAGTGGAGAGCAAGTCGGCTACCTGCTCTTCCAATTTGGAGCGGAACTTCATGTGTTTCTTAGTGGTGAATCAGGTACGATGTATACCTCGTAATAGTCATCGAACTCTCAGAAGTCATCAAGCTCTGCCGTAGAGGGTGTTGCAGTCACGTTAGGTTCAGAAGCTTTGAAGCCTTTCGTTTGACCGAAGAGAGCCGCAACCTCAGTCTCTCCAAGGTCGCCAGTATCAACTCCTGCACCACCGTTGATGGTAACAAGTTGGATTCCGACAAGCTTGAGACTTGTGCCATAGGTGACACCATCACGGAGGATGTAAGGCTTCTGACGGAAGGCAAGCTTGACCGTAGATCCACTGTAGATAGGCGTGCTGGCGTCAGTAACAGGAGTCCCTTCTGTGTCAACGACAGGCGGGCGTGTCTCCTCATTCCAACTGAACTTAACTTTATACTTTCCATCAGACACCTCCTCCCAAGGTTCAGGTTTGAGAGTGGAACGCTTAGGGTTCTTGAGTTTCGACTCAGCCCATTTGATTGAGTCATTGCGGTCATCTTCAAGACGTTCAATCAGCGGCTGATCGACAATAGCAGACAACGAGTAGCCAAACTTACTTGGCTTCAAAATTGCCTGATAGCCCTCCAACAGGACGGGCTCTTGAGTGACGTGAATTTGGTTTGCCATTAACAAAAGAAATAGGTGGATTCAATCACGGATTCCGGTTCAAGGTCTCCAATGATCGGTGGGTCAGTCTCTGCTCCAATCTGTGAAGCAAAGTCTTTTAGGTAATCATGCTCTGCGAACAGGTGCATGTAGGTCTCTCGTACCAAGCTAGATAAAGTGTCCATATCAGTGGCACGACACAATACTGAGTCATGAATGACTGAGAAAGGTACAAGGAATCGTTGGAAGGCTAAATGTAACAACGACGCATCAATGGAGTGGATGAGGTTAGGTGCACCGCTACTCTTGTGTTTACGAGAGTCGGGTCCTAGTTCTTCCGTTGTGATGCTAAACTTACAGCCTCCCAACAACTTAAGATCAAGACGCTCAGTCTTGTACTTGTTACGCTTCTGTTGAACAACGAAACCTGATGGTGTTACCCATGTGATTACATTGTTGCCACGTTTGATAGCTGCAGACATCTCCCTACCAATCCAATCCATTACTTTGAGTGGACCAGGAGCAACTACATCCATGGCAGCACGTAATGCCTTAGCCATAGCTGTGATCTCTTCTGAGGTAGGTCTAGACATATCCTTAGGTGCTTTCTCCATTAAGTCAGCTCTGATGTATTCTCGGCTACTTTGAAGTGTTGCATTGTAAGGAATAGTCATGACACTACGCTTAGTGGTAGACCTACCAAAGTAAGGTAACCAGCGTTCAGGTACAGACTCAATCATAGCTTCTGCAACAGTCTTATATGCATCTTGTGGTCTATCACTAGGCAAGACATTAACAAGACGAGCTGTAGAAGCATCACGAGCTAACCCAGCTAGTATCTGAAGACCGCTACAGGTAGCGTCAGTTGCTACCATGAGACCAGTGAACTGCCTATCAGCTGCAATGATGCAGTGATAAAACTCATCACATGCTGCCAAGAACTGCCAAGGTTCATCAGCTGCCTCCCATTCAGATAGATTACTAATCGGATCAGTAGCTACTTGTTTTATGAGTGTGAAATTATTCGACACCCAAGCAAGTCTATCTGCCATCGGTGCTTTATCAAGACCATAGGTTGTAGCTACTTGAAAGGCTAACCAGTCTTCAGCATCTGCAGTAACAAATGCTTCCTCAGCAAATCTAAGTAATGATTTACCGAAGTCTGTATCATGTGGTGTAAGAAAAGCAGGGATGGGATAAGCACGTCCACGATAATCAAAAGACCAGGGTAGATAGAACCCGTCCCTATCCTTGAACTTATCAGCTAGGTCAAGCGTAGCTGTTGTTCGTACATGCATTGATCGCATATACTTAGCTTTGTTGTTCTCACTCTCTGTCTTTGCCTTTCTCCATTGAAACCTTGCGTCCGCATTAGTATCAATATCAGGTGGAGGAGTAGGATGCTGCCAGTGAGTAGCAAAGGATAAGGGCTTGAACTTACCAAGCAAATATCCGCGATCGTTGAGTACTTGTGCAACCTCAAGAATAAATGGGTTGATCTTGTACTTAACTTTCTGTAGCCGGTTAACAAAAGCTAGGGCTGTATCCGGCTGTCTTATTGTCGGATCTCCATGCCGAACGAGTTGATGACCTTCCATCACTTCGTTCAAGATGTAACCACCCTTACGCTTATTTGTCCAATCGTTAGGCTCAATGAGCATTGGGTAAGCCATAGGTGCAAACAACACAGCTTGTTCCATGAT